GTGACCGAGCTGCGCGTCGACACGTTCAAGATGCTCGGCGCGCGCCAGGACAACGAGAACGCGCCGCGCAATCCGAGCACCGGAGCGCCGCGACAGCAGCGCGCGAGCAATCAGCGCCAGCAGCCGCAGCAACCGAGCGGCGGATTCGATGACGACGACTCGGACAACATTCCCTTCTAAGGCCAATCGCCCGGCCCCGCGCCGGGCATCCATCGAGCGAGATCATGGCAAAGAGCAAAGAAGAAGACGCGATCATGTCGCGCATCGCGAACCTGAAAGCGGAATTGCAGCGGCAGGAAGGTTTGTTGAAGCAGGAGCGCATGCGGATCGCCGGCGTCGCGATTGGCGATATTGTCGAATGCAAGGGCGTTCGATACCAAGTCGCCGATGTGCAGCATTCCTCTTATAGCGTCTGGGTGATCGGCAATCCGCAGCGCAAAGACGGCACATTCGGAACCGCTGCGCGTCGCCTCTACGACGACTGGAAGCACGTGCAATCAGCCCCGAAAACCACCGAGACCACAAAATGACCGAACAAACGAAGAACAGCGCCGAAGCAACGCTCGAACTGCGCGCGGCGCTGCACAGGCTGGAGCAGACGATGACGAGCGGCGTAACGAACTTGGCTGTGATGCTCGCGGGGGAAGTGATCGATCTGGCGAACGACCTCAGGCTGATCATTCTTCACGAGCACAACGTCGATACCATGCGCCGCACGAAAATCGAAGAAAGTCGCGCCCAAACCGCTTGACGGTTCCGCACCTCGCGGGTATTCTATCAACGTGGTCAGAACGAAGGCGTCTTTAGAGGCGCCGTTTTTTGGCCCTACACTACTACCCTGGAGAGAGTAATGAACCTGTTTGAAATCTCCCGCGAATATCGGGAATCAGCCGAAAAGTTGATCGACCTAGAACTCGACGAACAGACGTTCGCAGACACGCTCGAATCGATCAGCGGCGACCTCGAAACGAAGTGCATGAACACGGCATTCGTCGCGCGCAACCTCGAAGCGACTGCCGAGCAGATCAAAGAGCACGCGAAAGCGATGGTCGAGCGCGCGAAGGCGATGGAAAACCGCGCGTCGCGCATCCGCAAATACCTGCTCGACGGTCTGGAACTGGCGGGCCGCGACAAGATCGAGACGCCATTTTTCAAGATCAAGATCGCGCTCAACCCGCCGAGCGTGCAAATCGCAGACGAATCGCTGATTCCCGCGAGCTACAAGACCGAGCCGCTGCCGCCCGCGCCGGCTCCGGACAAGAAGCTGATCGCCGCAGCGCTCAAAGACGGCTTCGAAGTGCCGGGATGCTCGCTGGTTCGCGGCAAGCGAATCGACATCAAGTGAGGGTGAAATGACTACGCAAATCAACCTCGAAGCGCGCGTCAACCAGATCGTCGAATGCCAGATGATCGCGTCGGACGGGATTGTTTTTGAATTCAAGCCGACCGACCACCTCGCCAACGATCTAGGGTTTGACTCGCTCGACCTCATCGAAATGGTGATGGCGATCGAAGATGAGTTCGGCATCGAGATTAGCGACGAGGACGCCGACAAGATCGGAACGGTTCAGCAGGCAGTCGATTACGTCAAAACCCGCATCAAATAACCGAGAACCACCATGCACACCGTCATCGTTCCGCACCTGTCGGCCTACTCGGAATATTCCCGCGTCGATGGCGGCGCATGGTTCTTCCGTAGAAGCGTTTCGCTCTCTAGCGTCATTTGGTGCTGACGCAAACCCAATCACAACAGGAACAGCCATGACACCCGTACAAAAAATCAAGCACATGATTTTGGTGCGCCTCGCCCAATTCCAGAAGCAGCCCGCGCCGGACGTGACGGCTGAAAACGTAGACGAGCTCTACGACGAAGCCGAAGAGAACGACGACGGCAACTTTCAGGACGCGAAAGAGGAAGTTCGCGGCAGCGGCGAGGAAACCGGGCTGCGCTGCGAGTACTCGCGGCACTACGAATCGGATGCGGTCGCAGCGAAAGCGCCTGATGGCTCGTGGGTCGGCTGGACCTACTTCTACGGCGGCGGCAAGCACGGCGAGCCGATGGAGATGGACTGGATGGACGACGCTTATAGCGTCACCGTGACGGAAGAGCAAAAGATGGTGACGGTCCGGACGTTCGCGAACGCATGACCGAGCAACACCGCGCGGAGGCATGGCAACGCTTCCGCGACGCCGCAAAAGACGGGCGCCAAGGCTATTACGCAAAGGCCGGCGCGCTCGTCGAGAAGGTGAGGCAAGAGCACGGCGAGAAGGCCGCGCAGATAGCCCGAAAGGAACTGAACGCGTATATCAGGAGTGACAGGAAACTGTGAAGGAACCGAAAAACGGCGTCGAGCACGTTCCGAGCGAATCGACGGAACAGATGATGTTCTTCAAGTGGGTTCGCGCCGCATTCCCGAAGTTGATCGCCTTCCATGTGCCGAATGGCGGGAAGCGATCGTTGCGCACCGCGGTTCGGCTGAAAAAGGAAGGCGTCGCCGCTGGCATTCCCGACATCATCATCGGCAAGGCATGCGGCATCTACTGCGGCATGTATATCGAACTGAAGCGCACCAAAGGCGGCGCACTGAGCGAGTCGCAAAAAGACATGATCCGCGAGCTGCGCGCCGAAGGGTATTACGTCGCCGTGTGCCGCGGCTTTGACGAAGCGCGCGAGGAATTGATCGGCTACCTGAACCTCGGGGAGCACCGCACGTATGGATGAATGCGCCGTCATCATCAACGATCGCACGCGCGCACAAGCCGCCCGCGCCGTCGTCACCGCGCCCGACGGGTGGAGCGCCGTTATCAAGCCCGCGACCCGCTCATTGCAGCAAAACGCGCTTCTGCACGCGCTGTTCTCCGACCTGGCGAAGCAAGCCAAGTTTCACGGCCGCACGCTGAGCGCGGCGCAATGGAAGGTGCTCATGATCAGCGGGCATACGGTCGCGACTGGCGGCGGCGCTGACATCGTGCCTGGCATTGAGAACGAATTCGTGAATCTGCGCGAGGCGTCGTCTCAAATGTCGATCCGGCGCATGACGAGCCTTTTGGAATACGTTGTTGCGTACTGCGCGACAAACAACATTCGCCTGCCCGCAGGCAAGGGATACGAGGAATATCAATCATGACCGTCGCAATCAAAGATCGCAGCACCACCTACCGCCGAATCCTCGCGCTGCTCGTCGAGCACGGTCCGAAAACGAAGGCGCAGATTGCCGAAGCGCTCGGCATCGGAGAAACGACAGCGCGCACGGCCATGAACCTCGCTGCGCGCGACGGGCGAATCTACGCCTCCGACTGGATCGTGCCGATGCGCGGCCATCCGGCGAAACTGTATTCGTTCGGTCAAGGCGAGACGCCGGCAATGCCGAAATGGAACGCACACGGCCGACTCCCGAAGTGCAGCGAACAGCGCGAGGAAGAGACGGAAGTCGCGCGCGCCAAAGCTCTGGCCGAAGAGACGTTGCAGCGCGCTCGATCGATCGCCAGCCGCGAGTTCAATCCGTTCGCTTCGCTGATGATGCAGGTCTAAAAATTAGCGCTCCAATACTACCTTTCAGAGATGTTTTGAGGTAGTATTGAGCCATTGAACGGGGGGCGCAAATGGAATACGGCAGTGTGTGCAGCGGGATAGAAGCGGCGACGGTCGCGTGGCACGGGCTTGGGTGGCGCGCTGCGTGGCTGTCAGAAATCGAGGCGTTCCCTTCCGCATTGCTTGCGCATCACTACCCGGACGTTCCGAATCTCGGCGATATGACGAAGATCGCGCGAAAGGTCTTGATCGGCGAAGTCGCGGCACCCGGCGTTTTGGTCGGCGGCACGCCATGTCAAGCGTTTAGCGTCGCGGGCTTGCGCGAAGGGCTTTCCGATGAGCGCGGACAACTAACACTTAGCTACGTGAGGCTGCTCGATGCAATTGACTATGTTCGCGGACGCGCAGGAGAGCGCCCCGCCGTTGCCGTATGGGAAAACGTGCCGGGCGTCCTCTCGTCCAAAGACAACGCCTTCGGATGCTTTCTTGGAGCGCTTTCCGGCGAAGATGAAGAACTTCAGCCGCCAGGGAAAAAATGGGCGAACGCTGGTTGTGTGTTTGGACCCGCGCGAACAATCGCGTGGAGAGTCCTTGACGCCCAATATTTCGGAGTGGCCCAACGCCGCCGCCGTGTGTTCGTTATCGCAAGTGCTCGAAAAGACTTCAATCCCGCCGACGTACTTTTTGAGTTCGACGGCGTGCGCCGGGATTTTGCGCCGCGCAGAGAAGCGGGGCAAGAAGCTGCCGGAACCCTTGCATCGCGCACTGGTGCAGGCGGCTTTCCCGGAACCGACGAGGCATGCAGCGGATACCTGCAAGCATTCGGGGGGGGGCAACACTAGCGGAAGCATTGACGTCGGAACCTGCCTGACGGCCAAAAGTCAGCGCCTTGATTTTGACACCGAGACATTCGCCGTCTGCGTGACCGGCGACATCACGCACACGCTCAAGGCCGAAGGGTTTGACGCGAGCGAGGATGGAACGGGGCGCGGTCAGCCGATCGTATCCGTCGCGCTGCGCGGTCGCGAAGGTGGCGCTACGGCCGAGCTTGGCGAAGAGATTGCCGGATGCCTGCGCGCGTCGTCGGGCGGCGGCGATAAGCCGCACGTACTTACGCCGATCTGCTTCAGCGCAAAGGACTACGGCGCGGACGCTACAAACGACCTGTCGCCGACACTGCGCGCAGGCGGCTTCACAGGGAGCCATGCGAACGGCGGCGTAATGCCTGCCGTCTCAGCGCCGCCGATGGCCGTGCGCCGCCTGATGCCCGTCGAGTGCGAGAGATTGCAAGCGTTCCCGGACCAGTACACGCAGGTTCCGGTTCGCGGCAAGCCAGCCGCCGACGGGCCGCGTTACAAGGCGCTCGGCAATAGCATGTGCGTCAACGTGATGCGTTGGTTGGGACAGCGGATCGACGCAAAAAATTTGTCCGTCAGTACTACCTTTTAGCGATGAAACACGGTATTATCAATCCCACTGAGGTAGCAGATTGAGCAAAGCGACACCGGCAGCAGAGCGCCGCTACATGGGTCACGTCGCGGCGCGCGGTTGCATCGTGTGCCGTCGGCTCGGATACGACGTCGACGGCATGCAGGCGCTAGTTCATCACCGCATACATGGTCGCGGCGGATGGGGCAAAGCGTCGAACTATCAAACGCTGCCTTTATGCCATATGCATCACGCAGACCCGCATCAAGGCGTTCACGGCCTGAACGCCGAAGCATTCGAAGCGATGTACGGATTCACAGAACAAGAGTTGATCGAAGAGACGCAGCGCGCCCTTATCGATCACGTTCCACCAAACGAGCGAGTCTTTCAATGAAGTCGATAAGCACCGAAGAGATATTGCAGTTCATGCAAGAGGGGCGGGGATACTCGCGCGCATCGTTCTACAGCGCGTTTCCCGACGTCGAGCAACGCATGATCAATGATGCTCTGCTGCTGCTCACGCAGCGCGGCGAGGTGTGGAACGGGAACATGACGACTTACGTCAAGTTCGCGCCGAAGGTCGAGGGAAAGGGCGAAGAGCCGATCATCTGCCCGTCGCACACCTGGGCCGATCTGAGCGGATACGACGACACCCTGCGCGGGTTCCGTCGTGCGGCCGAGGCGACGCGCGGCGAAGGCTACAAGGCGCCGGAATACGCCGGAAATGTGCTGTCGGGCAAGCACCGCGAGAGCTTTCAGCATCGCGCCGAAGCGATTCGGGGTTTGCAATGATCGCCGCCGTGATTTGGGCGTGTTTTTCCGCCCTGGTTCTCATCTTCAATCGAGGCGCGAACAAGTGACAGACGCAGAAATCATCGCCGACGCGCTCAAGCACTACGCGGCGCGCGCAGTCGGCGAGGCCGGCGCAATGAAAGACCCGGCGTTTCGCTTTCCGGGCGGCGGCAGGCCGACGGCGAAGCAGGTTAGCAACGCGTTCCGGCTCGCGGAGCGCGCGCGGCAACTATGGCTCAATCAACGGGGGAAGGCGTGAGAACTTGGCTGAAGATTCTTCCGGCGTTTTTGTACGAGCGGATCGTTCGCCGGCATGGTGAGATTTTCGTGATCCAGAGCGTTATGTGGGCGAGCGACGGCCGTTCGATCCTCGTTAGGAAACTGCCGCGCCGATGACGACTTGCGTCAGTTTACATAAGGCCAATGATCAATCTTTCAGAGCGCGCTTATCCGGCGCGCGTTTTCAACAATCGAAAGTAGCAGATGGTTTGAGATAATGGCGAGAACGGAGAGATACAACAATGCGCTACCTGCCGAAAGCCACAGTAATTGATTTGTACAGGACGGCGCGACCACAAGCCGGCATCAAGCAAACCGATGCAATTTACGCCTTCTACCGCGCCGCGATTGACGCGACATGGCTTGTCGCGCTCGACGAACTGAAAGAAAAGCACAACGAGATTTTGCGACTGCAATCGCAGATCGAAGAAATGCACCAGGCCGAGACGTCATTGCGGCGCAAGCACGACGAGGAACTCAAAGAAGCAAGGCAGGACGCATACAACGAAGGGCTTCGAGACGGGAGAAAGGATCATCAGTACAAGCCTTGATGTCAGCGATCACGCCAGAAATAGCTCTTGCTGATCTGGCGGATCAGTCTCTTCGTTGCCGACCAATATGCGCTCATCAGGGCCGGCGACCGGGATTTGATGCAGAGGCGTCTGATCGTCGACGGCGCCCTTCTCCTGCTCGCTCTCGGTGACGGAAACCGCCGCATAGAAGTTCGCGAACCGCTTGCCGCGCTCGCCCTGCCAATAGACCCGCGAATTGATGACGTAGGCGTTCTGAGTGCCGATCTTGACAACCTGAACCCATCGGCCATCGCGGAGCACGTTCACGGCGCGCTCAACGCTTCGCTCGACGACACCTAACTCTTCAGCGATCGCCCGCTTGCTGATAACGACGGCGTTTGTGCGATTCATCTTGCTCGCGAGCAAATGCAGCATCCCGGCCGCAACCGGATATTTAACCGACAATTGCGTGATCGAACGGAGCGTCTTTTTCTCGACCTGAAGCCAGCCCCCCATGTCGCGCAACCCGGCCGCTTCGGTTGCGATGTGCTTCGGAAGTTTCGGCGTGTCGCTCATTGCGCCTCCTGTGCGTTTTATGCGATTCTACGGTCGCAATTCGCGAACAGCAAGCGGAGAAGGGCGGCCTTCGCGCGTCTCGACAGTCGGCACAACCCGACTTCGGTGTCGGGTCATCCCGACTTTGGTGTCGGGGTATCCAGTCGCAAAAGTCGAGCGTTTACAATGGTTTGCAGGATGAACAGCGGACGCTCTTTCTTTGTGTTGGTTTGCGTCACTCGCCGCTCGGTTTTGACGTTCGCCTTTCTATCTTATTGGGGCAAGCCCCGAAGGGGCGCGTCAGGCTCAAGTGTGGGTAACTGCCGGACCGCGTAGCGGCCGTCCACGCCCTTGCGGTGTGGGCGGGGCAGTTATCCATACGGGGATGATCGACGCCTTTAATCGCCCCCGCCCTGCTTCCTGAGCCGCGCAAGCTCGCGCCGAGCGCCTTCGACCAGCACATCGGACATCGGCACATCGGTAAGTTTCATATAAGCGCGCAGTTCTTCGTAGAGCGATTTCGGCATGTTGACGGTCATTTTCTGAAACGCCTCGCGCTCGCGGAATACCGGCCGGGCTTCCTGTGCCGGCGCGATGTTGGCGGGCTTCTGCGCCACGTCGCCGATAAAGGCGTCGACCGCGCTGCGATTGAGCGGAGGATTAGCCATTGAATGCGCCCTCCATCAGCATGCCAAATTCGTACATCGCTTTGCCGTCACGGTATTCGGGCGGCAACTCCATCACCGAAAGACCGAGTTTCGCGCCCTTCCGATATGCGGCGCGGTCAATGATCGTCGGACCGAGTTCGAAATCGTCGCTCATGTCTTTGATGACGTCGATCGCCTCATCTAGTTCCGCCTTTATGTAATGCGGGACGGCGTTTATGAATGCGATCGCGCGCACTGGCGTCGCTACCGTCTCCCTTCTCAGCCGAATCACCTGAGCAGTCTGCGCGAGGCTCCACGTGTCGAATTGCCCGATGCGGCACGGAACCAAGATGACATCGGCGAGCGCCATCGCGACGCGCGTTTCAGTGTCGAGATTGGGCGGGCAGTCGATAACGATGTGATCGAAATTCGGCACATCGTCCATGACCGCTTTCCGGTAATTCTGCTCGACGCGCACGACGCTCAGGTTCTGCGCCACGTTCGCATCGACGCGCACCTGCCCCCATTGATACGAACTGCTTTGATGCGGGTTCGCATCGTACAGGCGCACAGAGTCGCCCTGCATGGCGAGCGTGCCGGCGACATTGGTGGCGGTCATGGTCTTACCCGCCCCGCCCTTCTGCATGGCAACTGCAATGATGGACATACGCACTCCCGGTTATGTTTCCCGGCAGAGTAGCGAAGAGGCGCGCGAACTTCAAGTGATACGTGAGGCGGTATGGGCGTATGGGTAGCGTGATGGCCCGCCATACGCCCAGCCGTATTTACGTCCATACAGCCGTATCGGTTGCTACGCGGACGCCGACGCGCCGGACCAGTGGGAGCCGCCGCCGCCCACGCGAACCCCGGCCCAGAGAAGCGCAGCGCGCCACGCCGGAACGCCCGACGCGATAGCCGCCTCGCGGAGCACGGCGTCAGCCACATCGCGGGTTACAGGGTGGAAGGTGTAGAGCCAGTCATGCACCGCGCTCGCGGCGTGCGCAGAATCGCCGCACAGCATGAACGCGAGCGCGACCCGGGGAACCGAACTGAAGTCAGTCTCGAAGCCGGTCGGCACGACGAACACTCGCCCCGCAACGTCGGAGTCATAGACGAGCGGAGCAGTCAGGCGCCACGTTCCGCGCCCGCTGTTTGTCGCATCGCTGACGAGTTCGACCCGCAAATCGGTCAGGAATGCGCTCATTGCGCCGCCTTCGCTGCGGCGTCGCTCACAATCTGCGAGACGATCGGCTGCGCAAGTTGCAGCGCGAGCAGAACAGCCGGCTGATTCGGGATCGCCGGGACTGCCGCAACGATCGCGATCAGGGCGGGGAAGGCGTCGGCATTGAACGACTGAAGCGCGGTCAGGTCGACGGTTGCAGCGGCGGCGCACGCGGCGCTCACCTTCGGCTTGATCGAATCGGCGACGACGCTTTGCTGCGCGGCGGTGAGCAACGCGACGCCGGAAGCGCTCGACAGAATATCGAGGTCCGCTTGCACGATCGGGCAAACCTGCTGCGCGAGCTGCGCGGGCGGAATGACGGGAATCGAAACCGGCTTCAGTTGGACGGCGCAGGCGGAGAGAGCGAGCGCGACGAAGCCCGCCGCGAGCAGCGTGAGAGTGCGTTTCATGGGGTTTTCCTGAGAGGGGAGGGGTTACTTGCCGAACTTGGCCGACATGCCGAGGCCGGTCAGCAGCGCGCCGGCGCCGATGCCGTACGCCTGCATATCGAAGGGCTTGCCGGTGACGACGGAATAGACTTCGAGCGCGAGGCCAACGACGAACGCCGCGGCCGGCCAGAGGTACGCCGGCTCAATCGTCACGTTGTCCTCTCCCGTCACGGCTTCGAGCAGTTTCTTAAACATGGTCGTGATGGATGGTTTGCGTCGGCGTGAACTGCGCGCCGTCTTTGAGATAGCGCTGCAACACAAACAGGGGCCACGGCAACGTGTGAATGCCCGTTCCCTTGCCGGTGTGATGCGGCTTGCACAACAGCAGACCTTGCGCGTCCATGTTGTCGACGAACGCGTAAGGGTCGGCCGGGTCAAATGTCGACCAATCGAAGTGCGGGTAATCCTCCTTCACGCGCTCCCACTCGATCGCGCCTTCAGCGAAAGAGCGTTCGACGCCGAGGTGATGCGCTTCGAGCGGATAGCCGGATTCTTCGGCCGTGCGCTGACAAATCCAGCAGCGCGGCGGGTTCTGTCGCGCCATCAGTGCGCGCTTCGTTCGCGTGAAAAGCGAGGTCGTTTCGCGTGGCGCGTGGCCGGGCGTGATGACGTCAACGGTCAGCGTTTCTTTTAATTCGTGTGCTTCTGTGACTGGCATAGACGCAAAAAAGCCCGCGCGCGGCGGGCTTGTCCTGTGTTGTTTTTGATTAGATGCCGAGCGCGGCTTTCGCCTTCGCCCACCGTGCGCGCCGCTGATCGGCGCCGAGCATCGCGGGATTTATTCGGCGCGAAATCGCATCAAATTCGCCCGCGTCCGCGAGCGAGTTCAAACCGTGATTGATCCAGAAGAAGCCCGCGACAAGCGCAGCGGTGTTCGCGTCGTTGCGCACTAGGTCGGGGTTCGCAACGACGTCAATGCCGATGTCTTTCGCGGCGTCTGCGAAGTTCGCGCGGAACGTCGTTTGCACCAAGCCGGAGCCGCGAAACCTGAATCCATCGCCGCTCGCCGCGTTGCCGTTGCCGTACTTGTTCGCATAGACCATGTTCGCGATCTGCTCTTGCCGCGCGAGCGGAACCGCCTTCTCGTTCGGTTGCCGGCCGTACTTCACCGCGACTGCATACGTCATCACGCGCGGGAACGTCGCCATCAGTGCGGGAATGGCGTAATCGAACGATTCGCTGGTCGCGCCAAGTGAGCCGGATTCATGGCCGATCTGCGCGAGAAATGCCGCGAGACGTTGCGGCGTATTGATCGAGTAGCGCGCACATGCAGCGGTGAGCGGCGCGGCGAATTTTGCCGCGTTCGCCGTCATCGACTGGCATGCGTTTTGAAGTAGGGCGGGCGTGATGATCATGCGCGGTCGGCCTTTTTATCGAGCTTGTCGCTCACGCCGTCGATCTTCTGAAAGATCGTGTCCACCGCCTTGTCGAATCGCTCGATGTAAGCGTCGAACCGCTTCACCGACACATAATCTTCGGCGACGTGCAGCGCCAATGCTGAAATTGCCTTGTCCGCTTCTTCGATCCGCGCGTTGAGACTGCGATAAGCCCAAAAGAGCAGGACGGCAAACGCCGTGACGACGTATCCAGCCCAATCGCTGAGAATGTGAAAATCCATCCGATCATCCAAAGAAAAAGCCCGCGCAATGGCGGGCTTTGAGCGATAAACGCGGCGCATTTTATGGCCGGCGCTTGTGCTAATATTTCACGTCGATCAATCATTCATTTGCAAAATGAACACAATGAAGCGGTTATCCGGAATATCGAACTTTGCGAACACCGTATTTATTTCGCCTGACGACGCACGAGAATTCATGCACACCCCGCACCCCAACCTGGAAGGCAAAACGCCATTTAATGTCGCGCAAACGCCAGATGGAGCGAGGAAAGTAGAGAGGTTGCTTGCAGATTTGCGCGCCCATCTACTGCACAGGCATTAAACACAGGTCAAGACGCCCATTCGATCGCCTGAACTGCTTCGACTGTCGTTGCAGCGTCGATTTCAGCTTTGAGCGTGGCGCGCTTCTGGAACGCAGCCCATCCGCGACCGAGAACGGTCACATACAGCCCTTCGAGGTCTGCCAGAGCGAACGCAACGAGCGTGTTATCCGCCGCCTTCCAGAAGAAGTTAGGCGGAACCGCGCCCGCAATCCGGTATCCCTGCGTCGCTTGCATGAGCACCATCTGACTGCCGGCATCAGCCTGAAACGTCTTCGCGACACCTGAGGCCGTCTTGAATTCGATGTCTGCTGACACGCAGAGAGCATAAGCGCCATCGACCGCCGCTTTTTGCGACTCTTGTGCTGATGCAAGCAGTTCGGCCTCACTCGGCGTCGTGACGTCGACGCCACCGCCGATCATAGGAATTTGCCCCGACAAAATGCGGACGGATTCCGCGCCATCGGGCGCGGTCCAGTCAGATGACTCATCCCATTCGATGACGTTTTCGACGACTCCGTTTCGGACAATTGCATAGGTAGCCATTACGCGCCCCTGATTAATACTCAATGATTACCAAGCCGCCAGCGCCAGCGCCGCCAGTGAAGTTGCCTTGCGATGCGCCAGAGCCAGCACCACCAGGGAAAATGCCGGGATAGCCGGATATGGTGATTGCGAGCGGAGTGGGTTGAGAACTGAAGGCACCCTGACCGAACGACCCGACGTTAGACGATCCAATCGCCATTGCACCGCTAGCGCCCGCGCCAGTGATATTGATTGTGCCGCCAGAACCAACGCCGAATGTCGTTGTATTCGCCGGTGCCGGACCAGAGTTGATGCCGGTTCCGCCGCCGCCGCCCGATGCAGCATTACAGCCTGTCACCGACGAAGTTCCGCCTGTTCCGCCATTGCTTCCGACCGGGCCGGCTGTTCCGCCTGCGCCGACCGTTACCGTCAGCGAAGCGCCGGGCGTAACGTTGAAAATTCCCTCTGAATACCCGCCAGCATTGCCGCCCGATCCGGCCGCAGTTGCCCCATTGGTGCCGCCGCCGCCACCACCGCCGCCCCATACGCGCACCTTGATCGCCGTGCAGGTTGGCGGGACGTTGAATGTCCCCGATGACGTGAATTGCCGGATATTGCGGAATCCGACTTGCTGAAGCAATGGAGCCGCCAAAAACGGCGCACTGGAAACCTTCGCGATATTCGCTGCGGTGACGCTCGTTGCGCCATATGCGACCGTGATCGTATAGAGCGCGATCTGTCCGTTCGGCGTCGCGGGCGTCAACTGGTTGCCAGTCGTCGCCGGTACGCCAGTCGTCAGCGTCAGCGCGACCGTGTCTTGACGCGTCGTGTTCTGCGATGCGCCGCTATTGCTAGGTCCGCTGTACGCTTGCGACGGGTTCGCCGCGTTGTAGTACGGCAGCACGACGGCGTTCGTATCGGCTTCGAGGAACGAGGCCGAAATGAGATAGACGATCGACTGCCCCGAAGTCGTCGGGGCGGGCGTGTTGAAGGTCTGCGCGGTCTTTAGAATGCCTTGCTTCTGCGTCACCGTCGAATCAGCCGCGAGCGACGAGTAAGCCGTCGCATCGAGCGCCGCCTGCGCATACACGACGCCCGGCTGCACGATGACGTTCAGTGCCGCCGGCGTGTTCGGCACGCACGCGAGGCCATTGAATATCGTGCTCGTGCCGAAAACGTCTTGCGCGAACTGCCCGAGCGCGAACATCGCGTTCTTCTGCGCGCCGAGAAGATCGGTTTCGAGCGGCACGGCCGAAGGATAAATAATTACGCGGTCGATGATGGTTCTCCAAAAGAAAAAGCCCGCTCGCGGCGGGCTTGGTGATGCGTGTCGGCGGGATTAGTGGCGATGCAGAAATTCGAGGTCAGTCGCAGTCGAGTTGATCGTCCGACCGCTTTTGAATGATTCCGATGTGCCATGCCCCACTATTCGATGAGCGTCAGCCTGAAGATCGGATACACGGTTCCGCCGGTGCGATTTTCGATGTACAAGGAATATGTGGCCGGATTACCCGTCACCGGATCAGTGCCCGTTGGCCGGAATGAAAGGGTTACGTTACCTGCCGTTCCCGTTGCACCAGTTAGCGCCACGTTGCTTAGTCCGATACCAACCTTGTTCGTGGCTTGCAGTGGCGACGTATCATTTATCGAAGTGGCACTAAGAATGATCCCCTCGCCACGATAGGACTTACCCGATTCACGGTCGAAAATTGTCATGTGAGCCAGCTTCGCATTGCCCGACACAGGAATGCGCAACACGCTTTGATCGCTGATACAGCCCAACCAAGACGTGTCGTCCAGACGAATAACACTGCCCGGATACTGATTCCAGGTGACGCCGAACTGAAACCTGCTTACCGTTCCTGTCGGCAGGTACGAGCCATCGCTGGCGATGATCCGGTTACCGCCACCGTCGGTATAGCGCGGATTAACGTCAGCGAGAGCAGGGGTGAGAATGAACCCGTTAAACGTGTTGTTTCCTGCCCCGACCCGCGATACGTTAAACACGCAATCGGACATGCTCCACGTCAGTGCGCCACCACTGATGGCCCCGATAGAACTCGTCGTATCGACGTTGAGAATGGCTGCGCTTATCGACGTTGCCCGGACACCCCTCATACTGAAGCCCAGTGCAGGAAAGTCGTTCTGGATGTCCACGTACATGAACCACTTCGCGGTGTTCCCGCGCATCGTAGACGTCTGGTAATTAAGATTCTGTTCCGGGTCTGAAATACCGTCTTGATACGAGCCGCCGATAATCTGCAAATCGGTGCCGCCACCATTCAGGTACACGCACGCGTAGCAGTAGCCCGACAGGTCCATGTTGATGATCTGCTCACGGTAGCCGCGAATTTCAAAAAACTCCCGACAGTCCTTCGCAGAAACGTCGATGTACTTCGTGTAATAGGCGCCGCCATGAGAACCCGCCGCAAACTGATAAGTTGGCCCTGCTGGCCAGAATTCGTTACCGTCATAGGCCATGCCGCCACCGTCGAACTGGAGTCCTTGAACCCGCCCGAACCACGAGATCGCATTAAGACCAGCAATGTCGACCAGACGACGACATGCTGCCCCAGAAATGTTCTCGACCACTGGTGCGTAACTACCCCATATCACGACGCCATATCCGGTCCCGTTGCTTACCCCGAAGGCACGGTTCGAGCCGTATACGTAAATGTCGCTGATCTGAGGCCGGTAGCAGTTCCAGATATGTATCCCGGTTTCAGAAAAGTGGTAAATGCGCGCCCCCTTGATCGTGCACTCTTTAGCATAGAAAATGGAGAGTCCACGATAGCCCTCATCGCCCGCCGTAGCGTTAAGGTGAGGTGCCCGCGACAGAGTGAAGTCCCCAATCATCTTGAACGAGTAGCGCGTATAAACTGTAATCGTCGTCGCCCACTGTAGCTGAACCGCATCGCCCACAGCCACGCCAGAGGGAAGCGGAAGTGCGAACATCCCCCGGAAATACGCGGTATTTGTCGCTGCATTCCAGCGGCTAATGTACGAGTACGCGTTGCCGCGACCAGGGAAGAAGCACTGCACGCGAGCCTGCGCGTCAGTCAATGAAATTCCGGATAGCGTCAGCGTGTCGGATGCAACAACGGACGCGACCGTGCCGTTGGTGATCGTGTTGGCTGGGGCGGTGTACGCCAGCGGGTCACGGATTCTGATACGGCTATTCGTGACGTCCACTTCCTCCACAGTTGCCATCTGCCCTTCGATGTTGCCGCCCCGGCTTTCGGTTTGGATCAAGCGCGAAGAACTAATCCGAATCAGGCTGCCGACTTGAAACAGGCTAATGTCGCCTACTGATAACCAGACGTTGCTACTCTCTGCGTTTGCCGTGAGCGTTGTTGTTCCGACAACAGTGGGTTGCGTGCGGATGAAATAGTCGTAAGGGTATGTCCCGCCAAAGCCAGCAAGACCATAGTCGAGGACGCTACCAGTGGAACGCGTCGCAGTCTTGTTGCTATAGAGTTCGACCTTGCCATTGGCTTCCAGCGTCAGCGCTTCCTGATCCGCGAACGTCAGAAGGAAGTCGGAAACGATGTACTTGCCAGCAGCAAAAACAAGCGTACCCTTTGCCGCCTTGACGAACTGCATCGCCGCGAGAATCGCCGCAGTGTCATCCGTGACGCCATCGCCTTTCGCGCCGAATTGCTTCACGCTGACGCGATCGCGCAATTCATCTTGCACCGTCCGCGCGACCGCCCCCGTACCGATCTGCGTGAATGCGGAGTCGGCCTTTGCGTCAAACGCGGAGTTAAGCTGCGAGGCCGTTAAAATTTGGCCGCTTGTGAAATTCGACATATGTACCCATCGAAAGATCGACTAGAACAAGCTGGAACTGTCTAGCGAGAATGTGGAATCGAGATAAGTCGGCAGTGCGCCGGGGCCGTTTGAGATGGCAACCCATGCGATCGTCGCGGCCGGCAGAACTGAGGCGATTGCGGCATAGATCGCCGCATCGGTGACGCCCGTCGTCATGTCCCCGATGTTTGCGTAAGCTGCGCGTGATGCCCGCGCATAGCCGCCGGGCGATGTGCCGTAACCTTGGATGTACGGAAGGCCTGAGCCGGCCGGGCGGTACGCGGTGACGAAGGCTTGATAGTTGAGCAGCAGCGAGCCATATGCGCCGGCGACGCCGTACCCGAGCGCGAAGCCATAGGCGCCCGTATCCTGCGGCCGTGTCGGCTCGACGATCTTCGGCGCGCGCCCGGTGAGGTCGGTCAAAATCTTCGTGATTGCCGCGCGTGTGCCGCGCTCGCGCACGATGTTGATTTTTATCCGCGTCCGATAATTCGCGTCGGTCTCGTTCGGCAAGCGCCGCAATCCGTTCTCGCCGAAGTAATCGGCGGCGGAAATGTCGAGCCAACCATCCGTCGACGTCTGAAGCCGGGTTTGCGCAAGCAGGTATTGATAAGCCGCATACACTGCGACGAACGCCGATGCGATACCGCCGAGCAACGCATCGAGAATCGGCGAGTCAGTACCGAACCAACCGCTCGGCATGCGCGCTTTGATGCGCGCGAAGAAGTCTTGTTGGTCTCCTGTCATTGGATCACCATCAGGAAACAGAGCAAGAAACGGATTTGATGACCTGCTGATTCGTCGCAGCCAAATCAACCGTTGCGCCGTTCACCGTGAGCGTGAGCACGCTAAGAACGTCACTCGATGCGTCGATCGCAATCTGCCCGAGCTTGAAATACGGCAGCTTTGCGCCGAGCGGCAGCGTGTTGATGTAGGTCGAAATCGCGGATTGCACGAGCGCGCAGGTCGTCGAGTGCGCGACGCCGGTCGATGTCGTTTGCAGCGTCATGACGACCGTCGCATTGACGACTGTCGGCGCGAACACACCGAACGTCGATGTAAAGGGGCGCACCGCGTCGACCGCGTTATAGACCGCCGACAGAATCGACGAACTCGGCGCGCCGGTTCCGTCATCGACGACTACGGCGAAATATCCCATCTGCGTTGCGCCGGCAAGCGTCTGGTTCTCGATGATCGTGTACGTGAAATTCGCGCCAAGCGCCTTGATCGCCGCGCCAATTGCCGCCTTTGTCGCCCGCGCGAGAGACGCGAGATACCCGACGAAGCGCACGCGCGCCGCGGCGTCAGATTCAGCGTCAACGCCGTTCGCGAAGGGCAGGGCGTTCGTCACCGTGTCGACGAATGGAATCGACTGGTAAAGCGCCGTGATGGTGTTCGCGCTCACGTTGCCCGACGAATCAGGCAGGCTCAACGAGTTCGAGCCGGGTGTGATGCTGACGACCGCGCATGTGACCGACGCCGAGCCGGCCGCGATGACGAAGCCGCCGAGCGTCGCGCTATATGCGCCGTTTGTCGTGTCCGCGACCACCTTATATTGCTGCGTGCCGTCGCCAGTCTGAACGATCGAGCCGACCGGAATCAGCGCTTGCTGTGTCGTCGTGAAACGCGAGAATGTGACCGCGCCGCTTGCCGCTGTCGGAGCGAGCCGCGTGAAGCCGTATTGCGCGAACCAGGTGTCGAGGTCCGCGCCGTTCGACGTCGCCGCGCGCGTCAATGCGATGGCGTTCAGAATCAAGCCCTGAAGCCAGAGCGCGACCCATGCCGTACCCTCGCCGATGGCGCGGAGCACAGAGCCGATGACGAAGTTCACGAGCGACGAGGCGGCGCCCTGCACAGTCGTCGCGAACCCGGTCAAGATTTGCGTGAATGATTGGGTATTGACGCTCATTGATTGATGTCGAAGGAGAGGGTTTCAGTCGTGCCGGTGATCAGGTCCGCGTATTGGATATTGATCGTCGCGCCGTCGTTGAACGGCAGAACGTCGATCACTGGCGAGGGCGTGCGAGCGACACTCGGAAACGACACGACAACGCTTCGAACGAGCGCGCGCAGCTCCGCGACGTTGAGCGTCGAGCCGACGCGCCGCGGAAGGCCCGCGCCGAAGTCGGGATGATCCGAATAGTCGGCGGTTGCGAGCGGGTTGCCGGCGCGGTCGGAGAGGGCGGGATTGGTGAGCAGCGCGCGAAGAATCTGCTGCTGCGTCGTGTCGCTCTCTCCCGCGAGCAATAGATCGCCCGAGGCAGAGACGTTTAGATCATTGCCCCAGAAGTGATAGCAATCGGACATGGCTTATACGGGCGCCCCGGTGTTGCTCGAACCAGACTGAACGCCGCTATGTGCGTGCGTGCTGCCGATGTTCTTGCCGTTGTTGGTGATCGAGCCGGTTGTCGCGAGGTTGCCGGTGATAGTCGACGTCGCGCCGGTTCCGTTGTCGCCAGATACCGCCATGCCGCCTTGTCCCGTCATCGTCTGCTTGACTAGCAGCGTGTTATCCATCTGCACCGGGCCGACGAAATGATGCTGCGTCGCGGTGTAGGTGATGCTCGACGTCGCGGTGACGGCGATCGTTCCGTCGCCGTTGAACTTCAGCGCGCTTCCCGACTTGTGGACGATGTACGTGTCGCCGCTCGGCACCGCGGGCGGCATGTTGACGCTCGAGAAGAAGCGCCCGACGATGCGCGGTGCGTTCGGCGATGCGTTATCGAACGCGACCTGCACCATGTCGCCGAGATTCGGGCCGCACACGATGCCGAAGCCGTTGCCGACGCCGGCCGCGCCGAGCGGAATCCATCCGGCAATCTCGACGCCTTCTGGCTGAATCGCGACTTTGACGGCGTGCTTTTTCGGGTCATACGACGTGATGATGCCGGTGCGTGGCGTCGTCAGGTCGAGCATCGCGAGCGCCGCGCGCTGACTCATTGCGTTAGCGAGACGGCTCAATTCGCCTCCTGCGTGTCGGGTGAATGGTTCTTGGCGCTGACGTGCAGCGTGTAGCCGCTCTCGAAGTCGAGCGCGCGCCGCAGCGAGTCGGGGTAGTAGGTTTGATCGAACGCGGTACCGGTGCCACTCAACGCGATCAGGCTCGATACCGTGAGCGCGTCATTACCCTGCGCGGGAATCGTGAACTCGCATTTCATCTCGTGCTGGATAATCTGCGCGTACTTGGCTTGCGCGAACTGCAACACCTTCTCTTGCGTGAGGTTCGGAACGCTGTAGTAATACGTCTGCGATCCGCTGCCGATCTTCGACGCGCCAGGTTTGACCGTCGTTTGCTTGCTCGGCGGATAAGTCGACGTGAAAACCTGCTGCGCGGCGTCGTTCCATGACCGCACGACGACGACGATGCCTTTCGAGACGGTCAGCG